GACAAAGACGAATAACCAGTCTTGGTACTCAATCAAAGCCAAAGCCAACGATACGGCAGAAATCTCAATTTATGATGAGATTGGATTTTGGGGTGTGTCTGCGGCTAGTTTTGCACAAGATTTAAAATCCTGCGGCAATAACTTAAAACAGATTAACTTACATATCCATTCCCCAGGCGGTGATGTTTTTGACGGCATCGCCATTTACAACTTGTTAAAAAACCACCCTGCAAATGTCACTGTTTACATTGACGGCTTGGCGGCAAGCATGGCGAGTGTGATCGCAATGGCGGGTAATGAGGTCATCATGCCAGAAAATGCAATGATGATGATCCACAAGCCTTGGGGCATCCAAGGCGGCGATGCAGAGGATATGCGCAAGTATGCCGACCTATTAGACAAGGTCGAAAATACGCTAATCCCTGCTTACGCAAGCAAAACAGGGAAAACCCCGGAAGAATTAGCAGAAATGCTATCGGCGGAAACTTGGCTAACCGCAAAAGAATGCGTTGAACAAGGCTTTGCCGACAAACTAGCCGAACCACTTGTGGCGATGGCGTCTATTAAATCACGAAAATTAGAGGACTTTGAAAATATGCCAAAAGCAATGAAAAACATGTTGTTTAAGCCACAAGGCAACGCGGGCACTGCCGCACTACAAACAACACCAACCGAACCGGTAAATCAAGCGCCAACAGCTCCGGTAGATAACACTGCACAAGTGCAAGCCGAATTAAACAAACGTAACGCCGATATTAAAGCCGTATTTGCGCCGTTTGGCTCGGCTCACAGTGATTTGTTGGTGGAGTGTTTGGGTGATTTATCAATTACCGCAGAGCAAGCCAAAGACAAATTGTTAGCAAAACTTGGTGCAGGTACAACCCCAAGCGCAGCAGTAACACCTTATGCTGATAACGGTAATATTGTTGGTGATAGCGTTAAACAATCCTTATTAGCTCGTGCAGGCATTGATAAAGATAAAGCGAATGCCAAAGACAATGCCTACAACGCAATGACCTTACGTGAGCTTGCTCGCGCATCATTAGTTGATCGCGGTATTAGTGTGTCTGGCCAAAATGCTATGAGCATGGTTGGCTTAGCATTTACACACTCAAGCTCTGACTTTGGCCAAATCTTAATTGATGTGGCGCACAAATCATTACTTAAAGGTTGGGAAACCGCAGCGGAAAACTTTGATCAGTTTACCTCTCGCGGCACATTAACCGACTTCCGCGCGGCTAAACGCGTTGGTTTAGGTGACTTTGGACACTTACCTCAAGTTGGCGAGGGCGAAGAGTACACCTACGGCACAATCGGTGATGAGGGCGCTAGCGTTGCATTAGCGACTTACGGTCAATTATTTACAATTACCCGTCAAGCAATCCTTAATGACGACATGCACCTGTTGACAAAAATCCCTGAAAAAATGGGACAAGCGGCACGTGCAACAATCGCTAAGTTAGTGTTTGCGTTATTAACTGGTAACGCTAAAGCGCAAGACGGCAAAGCATTATTTGATGCATCTCACAAAAATACAATCACTAATGCGGTGTTAGACCTTGCCAACATTGACAAAGGTATCCAGTTAATGAATGGCTTTGTTAATGCGCGCGGTGAGCCGTTAGCGATTGAGCCAGAATTTATGCTATTACCTACATCAATGTATACGCGCGGTTTACAATTAATTAAATCCGCAAGTGTTGAGGGTGCTGATGCTAACTCTGGTATCATCAATCCATTACGCGACATTGTGACTCCAGTTAAATCCGCTCGCTTACAGGCAGCTGATGAAAAATCTTGGTACTTAATCAACAAAGAGGCTATTGAGGTCTCCTATCTTGACGGTATCGACACTCCATACATGGAGCAACAAAACGGCTTTACCGTTGACGGTGTATCTACCAAGGTGCGCATTGATGCCGGTGTTAACGTGATTGACTACCGCGGCATTGTAAAAGTTACCAATAAGTAACTTAAACCGCCTTAAATAACGACCGCACTTTTAATCAAAGTGCGGTTTTTTATTATCAAAATTAAAGGATCATTAAATATGTCTAAAAATTACGTACAAGACGGAAACACCGTGCGCTTTACTGCTGCCGCTAATGTAAAAAGTGGCGATGTGGTGATTTTAGAAAACCTTGTGGCAATCGCAGTATCTGATGTTGCTCAAGGTGGCGTTGGTGTTGGCTTAACTACTGGTGTATTTACCGTTAAAGCAAAAGCGGCAGACGACATTAAACAAGGTGCGATTGTGTACTGGTCTGCAACCGAAGGTGCAACGATTACTGCTGGTAGCAATAAACGCTTAGGCGTTGCGTGGCGTGCAAGCGGTGCATCTGTGGACACTGTAGATGTCAAGATCAACGCTTAGTCCATTTGATGACGCACTCGCACAGGCGGACAAAGTCATATCAGATGTGATGATGTCCGTCTATGTCATCAATGGTAAAGAATATAAAGCGGTGCTTGATGAGGCGCCGAAGGTGATGGGTGGAAATTATAGCGATGATTACTTAATTAACGGTACGACTCGCACGCTGACACTTTTTAGATCGTCCGGCTACAAGCCGAAACTTGGCGATGTCATCACGACAAAAACCAGCGAATATGTTGTACGCGGGTTTAGTTTTGAGGACGGAAAGATCTTGTTGCAGTTGGAGTGATTATGAAATCAAGCGTTGATGGGATTGAGCAATTAAGCGCAAATTTTGGCAAAGCCAAGCGGGACACCCCGAAAGCGGCAGTTAGTGCAATAAATACTGTCGCAAGACGGGCGGTGCGCAACGGCACCGGGAAAGTGGCAAAAGAGCTTAGCATACAGCAAAAACTTGTACGCAAGCGTGCAAGATTGCGACGCCGAGCAACCAACGCCAGCCCGGAAGCTGAAATCCTAGTAGATCGCCGACAACTCCCGTTAATTAACCTGCTAAAAGCGGGTGGAAACAAATTATATGATGGTAACGGCGCAATACTTGTCGGACCGTATGGTGTGGAGCGCGGATTTAAGCAAAAGCTTAAAAACGGACGAACCCACATTATGCAGCGTAAAGGCGGTGCGCGCTATCCGATTGACGTTGTAAAAATCCCTCTAGCAACTCCGCTCACGAACGCGTTTAGATCCGAACTTAAAGACTATGGTAGTCAAGTCAAGGTCGAGATGGCTAAAAAGCTCACAGGCGCTTTTAAAAAATAGGCTATTACTATGCTAATACACAAAAAAATCAGACAAAAATTGACAGCACTTTTGAAGAGTACGGCTATTGGCGTGAATGAAGTTTACTCAGGCAGACCGTTATTTATTGACATCGATCAAGAACAGTCGGCAGTTGCTGTTTTTATCGATGCAATCCAAATGGAGCCGATTGACTTGTGTCATTACGAGTATATAGCCGATCTCAACATTGCAACTTATTTAAAAACTGCCATCGGCGAGGACGCGCTGGACGAAATCGCCGAAAAAATCAAAAACAGATTGGAAAGTGCGGTAGAAAACGGCGAATTGCCGGAAGAAATCACCGAAATCACGTTAAGCGGTTACGAGTATGAACAAGATACGACTAACCGCACTTGGTTTGTCTCCAATCTCAAGTATCAAATCAAATACGAGGGCTAAAAATGGCTAAAACAACAGAATTTCAAGGGTCTAAATTTTACGTCGGCATAGGCTTGGAAGAAGCAAAAGCGATTACCGCTTGCACCATTTCACCTAATGCCACCATCACTGCCGCCGGTCACGGATTGGTAAAAGGTGATGGTGTGAAAATTACCGGACTTGGTACGCTTGACGGTTATTACCCGGTCGAAAATGTGAAAAATGACGTTATTACGTTATCTAGCGAAGTGAATTGGGCAGATCAAGATATGCCAACAAAATTTGCCGATGCTAAAGTCGCAAAAATTAAATGGTCGTCTAACTTTTGCGAAATTAAAAGTGTTGAGGGTGACGGCGACACGTTGAGCGAAGAAGATGTTACTACAATGTGTTCCGAAGGTACGGAAACCGAGCCTGGCGATATTGAGTACGGCAGCGTAAAATTAACATTCTTTTGGTCTCCCGGCGACTCTGAAATGCAAAAAGAATTACGCAAAAAGTTTTTTGCAAAAGAAACATTTCCGTATTTCTTGGCACTGAAAAAAAATAAAGGATCTTTACTTGGCTCAGGATTTATCCAAACATCACCTAATTTTAGTGGCGAAGTTAAAGGTAAGTGGGAATCCGGCGTAACAATTAAAAAAGCGAAACGCGATTACTTACTGCCTGCCACCGCTTAATCAACACGACCGCGCCCTAAAAAGTGCGGTCTTTTTTTATTTAATAGAGGATTATAACAATGAGCTTGCGTGAAGAATTATTAAAAAACAAACCTAAAGTACACCCGTTTGACTACAACGGAGTAACATACTTTTTCCGCGAATTTAACGTAAAAGAGATGAACGATGCGCTATACGGTCAGCACAATGAGCTTTTGCGCCTTGCGGAACAGCAAGGAATTGATCTGAATTATGATGACGAAGATGAATTAACGAAACAGCTTGCCAAAGTACACGATCCAGATAGATTATCCCGCGCGTTAGCTATCCGATTATGTGACGCTGACGGAAATAACTTATTTGACGCAAGTAGCCCCGATGATCTAGCTGAATTGCGCGGATTAGATAAAGGTGTGTATGAGGCGTTAAATAGCGCAGTGTTGAGTTTACTCCCAAAAAACTCAGCAACCGACGAAAGTTCCAGTTAAATTTATCGCTTTCGTTGGGTAAAACTCTCGAAGAAATTGAGCGGATGCCGGAAAGCCACCTGCAAGAATATGAGTTATTTTATCAAGAACAGCCTTTCGGCGCTTGGCGCGAAGACTACCGAACTGCTCAAATATCGCACTTGCTCGCAATGATAAACCGAGATCCGAAAGGGAAAGATCCTGAATTATCAGATTTTATGCCGTTTTTTAAAAATCAATCGAAATATGATGACGATGATGGCATTGACGCTTATTTAGCAAGTCGAGAAAAGTATTAAAGATAAAATATTTTTATCAAATGCTTAAAAAAATAAAAAAGGTCCCGTAAAATGTATGTGATTTATCACAAACAAGGGACCTTAAAAATGAAAAGATTGTTATTTACCGGGCTATTTAGCCTTTTATTAACAGGGTGTGTTGGTACGTCCCCTGTAGTATTGCAAAAAGCAAAACAAGTGCCGCCTGATCGTATTTTAGCGCAGGGAGAATATAACCCTAATTATGCCAAAGTAACCATTGTACGCGATGCAGGTTTTCAGGGGGGGGGATGTTATTTAGGTGTAATGTATCGCCAAACATTATTAGCCCGTTTCGACCCCGAAGAAAAAGCGGATTTTTACATCCCCGAAGGAGAATACAATTTTTCTGTAATTGGCGACCCTTACGGGCGCGGATTATGCGGCGGTCAATTTGATCCGGCAGTGGAAAAACAAGTTATCAAAAAAGATAAAGATAATATTTTCCGAATTAGCCTTGGACCTTGGCGCAGACCAAGATTATTACCAATGTAATAACCAGCCCCTTGACTACAAAGGGGCTTTTTCATGCGGTAAGATTTTATTTCTTTTTTAGTCATTGCAAGCAATTTCTTGTCAAAATAAAACTTTTCATCTATCATTCGATACAGTTTGAACTATTTCAATCACTGTTATTTAACCTTTAATAGCACATAAATTTACCCGTCCACTTCATTTTTGGTGAGTGTTTTTATGTTGATTAGAGAAATGTGTTAGATAAAAAGAAGGCTTATAATGTCTAATAAAAAGTGTAATGTATTCACCTCAAATTT